TGGAAGGCCCATTCGTAGAAAATGACCCTGTAGCGGTCATTCTCCATGCCCAAGGCAATCATCGCGTTGCTGATGACCTGATCGATTGTTACGGTATTAATCATTGCTCTTTGGCTTGTTCTATGTTAGTTCCATCGTAAAGTTCCTTTTCCCTTATGGATATACCGGCAAGTTGAAGAGACCGGAACAGCAGCTCATTATGGAACATTGGGTCAATCTCGGGATTAACAACAGGCGATATGCTTATAGTCCTTGGGAACACGACTACCTCAACCAAGTAAGAGCTGCCCGATACTGGTGCCGCTGGGAAGAACTCAATCTTTCCTTGGCTTGTCGTGCCGGTTGTCCCGGTAGCAAAAGACGATATCGTGTAAATCGCAGACCTACCCGTGTTGTTTGTGAAAGAGTTAAAAGTCCTAAGATTTCCATATACCCTCGATGCAGCATTGATGGTCCTAACTCTTTTGGCACTGTTATAGTTCGTTGTAGACCCGGTTGCGTCTTGTACGAGGAAGTCAATGACCTTGTAAAGCGATGTAGATCCACTTCCTAAAGAAGTGTTTATTACAGAAAACGCTATTTCCCTAGTTCCTGCACCAACGCCCGCGACTGTGACGGTCCTTACCAAAGTACCGATGCCTTGTTGAAAAGCGTCTTCCCGGCTGAAGTCAAAAATGTCGACGTCCTTGCGGTCCTGCTTCTTGGTCGGAAAGATAATCTCGTCAATAATGCTTAATTGAGCCGTATTGAAGAAATCGGCTTTTTCTGTCGCGCTAAAGTAGGGCGAACCCACCTTATCGCAAATCAAATCAAACCTTGAGCTTAGTTCTGCTGTCGTCATTTTATACCTCTATCTTTCATTTAACAAACAATCCAACACACGGGTTCAAAAGAAAAGGGAGCCGAAGCCCCCTTAACCAACCAACTAAAAATCCTTTACTTATCAGTCCACCCTAACTCATCGTTTTCGCCAACGGTCAACACTTGGCCGGTTGTGCCTACGGCTAAGTTCTTCCACACGGTCCCGTCCCAATACTTAATGTCGCCCTTGGCATCTCCATTGCTGAACCCAGGACCCGCGGCCCCTGTTGCGCCTTGTGGACCTTGCGGACCTTGCGGACCCGTTTCACCTGGAGGACCCAATTCGCCTTGGAATCCCTGTATGCCTTGTGCCCCTGTTGGCCCTTGCGGCCCTTGCGGTCCTTGTGGTCCTTGTGAGCCATTAGAGCCTGGGTCTCCCTTTTGGCCTGCCTCTCCAGCTGGGCCTCGTTCCCCAGGAACCCCTGGAGCGCCAGGAGGCCCAGGATTACCCTGAGCGCCTTGTGTTCCCGGTTGACCTGTTTCCCCAGTTGGTCCAACATCGCCAACCAATGCCAATAATTGCCAGTCAGTTGAGTGTATGCTCGGTGTCTCAGTCGTTTGTGCTACGACACATATCCAGCTGCTTCCTCCATAACTGACGGTGTCGTTTCGAAAATAGACAGTTGATGGGGCATAAGGTCCTTGCCATGCTACCCCAATAGGCCCTCGTGGTCCCGTCGGTCCCGTCGGTCCCGTCGGTCCTTGTGGGCCCGTACTTCCAGATGCTCCAGTTGAACCCGCAGGTCCAGTAGCACCATTGCTACCAACAACTCTGCCGGCATTGACTAGTCGGCCGCTGACAAATCGCAGAATCAAATCGCTTTGTTCAATGTAGGCTGTCTCTATTTCGTCAAGTTGTACTTGCGGAACAGCAACTTGCGGTGTTTGAGTAGCCAAAAACGTAGCCACCCTCTCGGACGAAGAGCCGATATTTGCGGCTATTTCAACAGGACTAGCATCTGGGTACCTTTTTTGGTACCTCAAGATGCGTAGTTCTGTATCTGTAAATGTTGACGCCATTGCTTGTGCTTCTTATTGGGGCTTCCTGTTCCTAGCGTACTTGTTGATATCGGCCATGGTGATCTCTGGCTCTTTCTGCGCAGGCTCCGGGGCAACGCTTGGGGCAGGCTTCTCAGCCTTCGCCTCCCTGTCGGATTCCAAGAATCCAAGACGGCTCTCAATCATCTCAAGGACTTCCTTCTCGTTGACGAGCTTACCAATGGTTGAGTTTTCGTCAACACCAAGCGTGTAGCTACCAAAGCGGTAAACCCCATCGCCGGTTGCGATAACGCCACGAGAGACCGCTGTACGCACCAAGTGACGCATACGGGCTTCCTTGTTGGGGATGTTGTAAATCTTTAAGAACTGCTTAGGATCGCGGTCAGCAAAGGTCAATACGCCCTCAAAGGCTGCAATTTCGTCCTCCTCATCGTAGAACATACCACATAGCGAGGCAACTTCCAAGAGTCTCCGTCCTTTCAGCTCTGAAGCAAGGGTAAGGGCTTTGGCGTTCAAAAGCTTGTCCTCAATGCGCTGTTGTGAATCAACCTCGGGCTGCAAGCGCTTAAACAAAGCCTTGCCGTTAAACCATGGCGATTCAGGGTTGTTGGGGTGGTTCATAAAGAACTCCATGAGCTCTTCGTTGCTTTTGTGAATCATATAGGGTTCGTCCGCGTTCAAGTGAAAACGCTTGTACCTTGTGCGACCATCCGGGAGAATCGTTTCAGTGAGCCGATGAATCTTCCCGTCAAGAGTCCGGTATTCGGAAAAGTGAAAGGTTCCTCCGTTTCCGGATTGAAGCATAAAGGCTTCAAAGTCTTTAGTTGTTGCCATTTGTTGTATTTTATAGCCTAATAACAACGAACGATACAATTGGTTCCAAAACAAAAGCCCCCGCCTTGTGGGCGAGGGCTTCGTTACCTCCGATAAGAGGGGTTACGCTGCGTACAACAAACCGTGGTTGTTGGCTGCGCGCAATTCAACACCGATGGAAGAGTAGAAGTCTACTGTGAATCCATCTTTACCGTTAGCACGAGCGGCTCCGGCACCGGCTTCTGGAGAGGTGATACCTTCCTGGACGGTACGGCGGAACTCAAGGCTTTGGCCCAACAGGTCTTGCTTATAGCGCAAGTTGATGAGTGGGTTGCCACGATCGTCGGTACCCATGTTCAAGAACAACATAGCTTTATCCCAGTTGATGCCGGAAGTGGCAGGAGCAGGGAACAGAGCCTCGTTGGCGAATGGGTAGTACAGAACGAAGTTCAAGATTTTGTCCATGAACTTGTACTTGGTGATGTTCAAACCGGTCATGATGCCATCGCCAGAGAACACGCCGAAGCTGATGCCACCGTTCAAGGTGTAGTCGCGGAGTGCGAACTGAGCGTCAGCATAGGCAGAGCTACCGCAAAGCACGGTGAACTCGGTTGCGTTGCTGTTCAAGCACATCAAGCGAACTTGCTCGGCCAAGTCGGTCTCGGCAATAGCAGAGGAGTAGGTTCCTACAACACCGCTGGTGATCACACGCTGCAAGATACCGTTACCTCCCAAACGAGTGCTTCCAGAAAGAAGGTTGTTTGTGGTGCTGGTAGTGCTAGCCTTGGCTGCCAAGATGTACATCTCGCGGTCCATGGCCATCTCTTGCATGGTCTCCATCTCGTTGATGTAGTAGTAAGACCACTCGCTGTCAGACTTCTTTACGTACTTGAGGTTAGAACTTTGAGTAGTGGAACAGACCACAGAACGACGCATGATACCCATGTACTCATTCACCTGGGTTTCTTGCCATACACGACCGGATGGGCTGTCAGAGTACTCTTGCTGCAGGTTGTACAGGTGAGCAAACTTAATTCCATTAGTTGCGATGCTTGAACCAAAGGTGGCTCCAAGAGATACAATGTTTAGCGTTCCGGATGCGCCATTACCTCCGGCACCAGTTAAACCAGTGATGGTGGCATAGACATCGTTTTCAAAGCGGATAACGTCACCGACCAAGAAGGACGCTTGAGTTCCGGATGGAACGGTCACGGTACCGGTTGAGTCACCAGAAGCACCTACTGGAGCAGTCGTGGTGGTAACCGATTGACGGAACTTGCCCTTCTCAAACCAGCTGAAGAAGTCGTTGCCAACAACGGGGTTCTTACGACCGATACGGCCCAAGAGGGTTGTGATGGTGTACTGAGGGAAGCGATACGTGATGTAGTCGCTGAAGTCGGGTTTTTGAATGCCCCCGAAAACATATTGCCCGTTTACGTTACCGGTTTGGATAACGCCAGGAGCATTGTTGCTTGGATTGCCTGTATTAATGTAAGCCATTTTTTTTGTTTATTTAAGTTTAGAACAAAGGTTTTTCACCCTTTCTCAACCTTTCAACTTCTGATTCAACAGTAGACAAAGCCTTTCGTGGAGTAGTCTCAGCAATGTTCGTTGCTTTCGGTCTCTCTACGTTGGACAAGTTTTGAATCACAGCGGCTTTTCCTGAATTCTTGGCGCTACGGGTAGCGTACTCAAGTACCTTGTCGAACATCTCCAATTTGTAGGCGCTTTGCACCATCTTTTGGAAATCCGGTTCTCCATTAGGCTTCAGGAAGTGCTTGATCTGGAACTCAGTTGCTTTGGCTTTATCGTTGTAGGTGGTGAGCATCTTTTGGATGCTTGCACGGTCCTGGTCTTTGACCTTAACCCTGTCCACTTTGTCGATGCCGTTGATTGCCTTACGGAGGTTCTCATCGTAAACACGCTGATGCTCCTGCGCCTGTAAGGCAATCTGTTGCTTCTGAGTATCCTGCTGCAACTTCAAGTCCTTTCGTATCCTCTTCGCGTTAAGGCGAATTTGGGTCTCGTCAAGGGAGGCGATGTACTCATCAAGTTCCTCCTTTGTATCAAAGTCGGATTTAAGCTCATACGATAAAAGTTCCACGTCGGGGACTGAATCGTAATCAAGAGTCGACAAGCCTAAATAACTCAGCCAGTCACCTCCCTGCTTCATGATCTCATTCGCCTCTCGGATCATATCGTTGGCGAAGACGGTCTTGGTGGATTCTTTCGTTTCCTCCAGTTCCTGCTTTAGGTTCTTGAACTTTTCTACAAAATCCTGGGAGGTGTTAACTCCCTCAAGTCCAAGTTCCTCAAACTCGTTTTTGTACTTTGTTACGAAATCATCCGTAGCAGGTACTTCAACGCCTTCGTCAAGGTCAATGTCGAAATTGAGGTCCGTGTTAGGGTTCTCATCTGCATTAACATTTTCTGTACCGGTTTCGTTTGCCGGTTCGTCTCCATTTGGTTCGTCATCCAAATCAACCGGTGTTTCGCTTGAGACCTCAGGGGTCTGTGGATCAATTTGTGGTGGCGCTTCAGGTTGACCGTTGAGTGCATTCAACGCTGCTTGCTCGTTCTCGTCGCCATTAATGGCCACGCCTGTTGGCTCGCCATTCAGCTTCTGAAGGGCTAGTTGTTCTAATTCTTCTGACATGTTTATTGGGTTTTTTGTTCTTTTAACGCTTCAACGATGAGGTTAAAGTTCTGCTCCTGTTCTTTTTTGAGCATATCAAGTTGAGTTTGCTGCTCCATCGTGCGGTTCTTTAACTCTTCTCTTAACACCTGAAGTTGACCTTTGTTCTCGGAGCGAGCTCTATCCACCTGGATTTGCTTCTCCGTGTCGCCAAGCATTTGTTGTTGCATGAGCTGCTGCTGCATGGCGCCCTGCTGTTCCTGGGCCTGTTGTGCTTGCGCTGCTTTGCGATCCTGCAGAGCCAAGAACTTCTTAACAGCCTCCTTCGTGTCGGGGTTGTAGAGCAGTACCATCGCCTCGGCGAGGGTGACATTGCTTGACTGTACAGCCGTGGTAACAATGCTCTCGAACCGCTGACGGTTGTTCATGATATCATCGGAGTTAACCTTGACAAAAATACCATAATCCTGAAGAGGTACATCTTCGTCAATCTCCATAATGTCAACGCCGATTTCCGATACGATGGGTTCATACTGCTCCTTTAAGAATGGGAAAATGGTCTTGATGTAGTTCGCGTACTTCTGCAACAACTCGTTCTCAAAGATTTCAAAAGCCTTGTTCAACGGCTGTGTAATCAGACTGCTCTGCATGACGGCCATTTGGCTGACGCCTACAAGAGCGTCACCTTTCTGAAAGCCTTGACGAGCGTCGTTGATTCCGGAGATCTTGTCAATCTCCATGTCGATGTACGATGCCAGGTTCAAGTACAAGTTGATAGAATTCGAAATACCCGTGTCAATGCTCGGGAATGGGTTACCGTTGGGCGGTACCGCTTCCTGTCCGCTGCTCGTAAATGCAATACCGGAGGTCTTCAGGTAGTACATCACGTCCTGCAACTGCAGGTTGTCCGGCTTGTAGCGAAGGTCGTAGACAAAACCCTTACGGCCTGCCGTTGACATCTCCTGCTGCACGGTGTACATGATCAGATCCTTGAACTCCTGCAAGGCAGACATCTCCTCAACCTTGGACACGGTCCTAAAGTTGGTGTACTGAGGAGAGATGATTGTGTAGCTGTACTCGGCTTTCACCGGGTTGTCAACGCTATCCCTTACGATGTTGTTCATCTCGCCCCACTCCTTTACGACGCTTGACCCAACAAGGGTTGCCTTGCGGATCGTCTCGATGTTCCTCGTCTCAATGCGTCCGCCGTGCTCCTTCTCTTTCTCCGTCAACTTGGGCTTTTCGTCTTTCCCTAGAATCTTGACATGCTCACCGCCGTATTGGTCTACGGTTACTTTGGCGCGTACCTGGCGGATGTCTCTCCACTCTGCGTAAAACACCAAGCACATGAACTGGTTGTTCACAGTGATGTAGGGCAATAGGAAGTTCGTTCCGTTCTGCGAATAACCACCCCATAGCCAAGAACCTTGGTCGTACCTTATCGTATTCAACTCCTCAAGCGTCAAGCCATAGGTGTCGCAGACCTCCGTAACCGGAGCGTAGCGCCATTCACCAATGAATGCCGATGTACTAAAGCTGTCGTCAAAGACGTAAGGGTCCACGATGACATAGCGCGGGTCTACACGACGGATGTGCGGCTTTCCGTACTTGAGTTCGTGCTTACCAATAGCCCGACCGGTTATGAGGACATCCCTCCAAAAGGCAAGCCTGGTCTGTACGTATTTGTCCCTCTCAATCTCATAGCGTAAGATGGAGTCCATGGTGCGCTCAATGGGTTCCTTGTAAGAAGAACGCATGTAGAGGTCCAGCTCCTCCTCCGAATACGGCAGAAATTCTGGCTCCTTCATCTCAATGAGTTCCCCCGTAGGGTCAATCTTTGGCATGATGGACATCATAATCTTCTGGGCAATAATGGAAGACTTCTTCTTCATCTTGCGGGATACGGCGTCACGATTCAGCGTCTTGCACGATACGTCCAGCTTCTGAATAGCCACCTCCCCTTCCAAGAGGTTGACCTTGTTGCGGATCTTGTTGAAGTTAATCCATAGCGCCGGAAGGCTTCGTCCGTTGTAGTCTTTCTGTAAAAAATCGAACTTCTTGGAAAGGTCGTAGTCTCCATTGTAGAAGTTCATGGACCGGTCCATAGCCGTGTAAAGGTTGGGGATGTAACCGTTCGCCACCGTCTGCCCAAGAATAGCCAAGATGGCTTGCTTGTGATAATCCTCCCCTTTCTGCGAGTCTTGGACCCACATATTGGGGAAAGTTGTTTGTATTGCAGTAGCGCTCATTTACGTTGTAGTTTTCCCTCCTTACTAAAAACATAGTCAAAACCCTTAAACAGGTCATGGCTTGTCTCTTTTCTTAACAAACGGCTTTTAGCTACGGTTCGTAAATTAATCAAAGTAAGGCCCCAAGCATCCACTCGGTCGTACTTTTTCTTCTTGTTGTCTGGATTATAATTCGCCAAATCTGAGAGCAAATCGGAGTAATGGTAATGTTCAATGTTGGACGTCAGGTCATCATCAATAACGCCAATCATCTGATCCTTAACCATTTCGTCCATGTAAACCCCGTATTCTATGACATTTCCCGGTCTGGCTAATTTGCCAATCTTGGGTGGTTTTTTCGCCAGAAACTTTGTCAAGTCCCGATCCTGGAAGTAGGATATCATCCGGGCCCTGTTTCTTTCAATCAACACCGTGCAGGTGTTCTTCTTGCTGTAGTACTCCACCGCTAGGGCGCATTGCTCGTAAGCCTCGTTCATGTCCTTGGGCTTGGCCGTGTACTGCAACACGGCACCACCGCTGTGCGTCTCCTCTTCCCCCAAGTGCAACCCCTTCGCGATGAAGAACGACAAGTCCGAGCCAATGCCTTCTTTCTTGGCACCATCCGTCGGGTCACACCCGGCGGCATACTGAACATCGTCAGAGGGTTCCTCCAACATGATGACATCCCCGTCCTCTTTGGGAATGAATACCACCTTGTCGTTGGATTTACGGAATAAGCCTCTCTTCATCTTGGGGGGATGGGTGTCCAAGTGCGCGATCCGGTTGTTAATCAACTCCACATCAAAAGGCGAATCACCCACTTGGATGAACATCTCCTCAGCCTCCAAGGGGTACTGAACGATGAAGTCGTAATACCGCTTCATGGACTGCTTACGCTTCTTCTCACGCTCACTAAGGATGTATTTCAGCCCCTCAATGACGTTCTCGTTGCCCAGCTCGTTGTCAATCATAAAGCCGCTCCAGCCGGCAGCAAAGTAGCGGATAAGGCCGTAGCCCTCCGCGTTGTACCAAAAGTCCTTGAAGTCATCGCCATTCTCTGCGGCATCTCCCGCCGTACCAGCGAGGATGGGAACGCCTTTCCGGGTGATACCATCATCCGCTGCCAAAGCCGGCTCCGTGTAGGACCAGTTCTGCTTGAGCTGCCCTGGGTCCCACTTACCGGGCTCTTCGTATACCACCATGCGCATACCGGATCCCTCAAACGACGTCGGCTCAGGGGAACGACCAAAGATCACCGAGTTAAGACCAACCTTCTTGATGTTGCCGTCCTTGTCGCGAATCTTCTTGGCAAACTCTAGGCGTGATGCCGAGTTGCCGGCCATGGATGTAGCGCGCAGGAAAGACGGCAGGTTGTTGTAACCGGTCTTCAGTACGTCGCTCATGAACTTCTTCATGTCCTCCTCGGACTTGGATGTGAAACCAATCTCCGAATAGGGATTGTGGATCGCTGTGCAGTACATCGCGTTGGCAAGACTATAGGACTTGCCCCAACGGCGACGTCCACCGAGGATGACGCCCTTGCCCGTATTGTCCGGGTAGATGCTTGACTCGCCATACAAGCAAGACTCAATGAGGTTAAAGAACTCCGCATTGCACCTTCGAAACTCCGGGGATATAAGACCTCCGTTCTTGGACTTCATCTTCCAGAAGTAGGTGTACATGTACATCATCCCGCAGATGCCATCATGCCCAAACCTCGTCCTGCGTATCTGTTCATTCTCCCACTTGGACTGCTCGGTCCGGCTAGAAAACGAGGGAATGATCATCTTCTTAGGCTTGTAAGTGGACATCTGTATTTGTCCAATCTTGTCCAAGTAGTACCTAACCCTCTCGTTTACGTCAAAGGCGCTGTTAAAAAGGTAATCAATTAAGCCTTGCTTCATGCGTGAAAGCTGTCAATGGCGGACATCTCGTCCTCGGCAGAAGAGTCCTTCTGCATGTCCATGTTCATCTCCGTGTTGATCATGATCTCAATGGCCTTGCGTTGTTTGGTCAGGTCAATGAGCGATGCGGAAAGCTTCTTAATCTCGTCAGCCTCCAAGCCTTGAGCCCCTTTGAGCCTCTTGCGTATCTCGGATAGGGCTGCCTCCAGGGCTTCTAGGGACTCTCTCTCCGAGCCAATGCCCTGCATGTCGTGGTATGCCTCAATGTACTTGCCGATCTTGTCCTTGCGGACTGAGGACACGTTGAGAAGTGCTTTTTGGTAACGCTCCTCGGGGGATAGGTTCTTGTAGGGGGACTTCCAATCCGCGTACAGGGCTACGAACTTGAACTCGTCCGATGTTATGCCCTTGAACTCCGTAAGGATGGACAAATGAGGATTGTCATCAAAGACATCCTCTTGACTTATTTTAAATAGCATTTAAGAAATGTTGTTTCTATGTCTAGAAACTAAACTCGCGAACTGCTAGAACGTTATTGCTTGTGCTTTTGCTTGTCGCCGAAAAAGTTGGAGTTGGAATGCTAAACGTGAATAGCCTACTACTAGCTACAAGTTGCTGATTTGACGACCAAACCGACGTGTTTAGTGGTATAAAATTTTTCAATTCAAATGGGTCTCCTTGGGAGTATAACAGGTTGTTGTAAATGGCTGAATGTGCATCCTCGGAAGGAAGCGCCCAATCGCTGTACGTGACTCCATCCACCGTTGCAGAAAAAGCGTCTGCCTCAGCGGCTGCACCCGTCCCTGTTGCTGCGGCAACAATTAACGCTGTATTGGCAGCACTTTGACTTATAGCTAGCGATTCTGGGGCGGTAACTACCCCAACTCCAGTTACGCTTGTGCCTGTGGGCGTACACCAAACAATTCCGGTGTTAATTATTCCTTCGTAAAGAACATAAGCCTTTCTTGTAGATGAATCAATATGAAAAACGATCCCCCCCTGCATTCTTGAACCAACCTGAACAACTGATGATGGCACCGAGATGGTTGGCCAAGATAGGATGTCGATTTTAGTGTTTGACAAAATGCCGTCAGCATTGGCAAATCCGGAGCTTTGAGTTACTATGCCAAGTCCGGTTGCTGATGTTGCCGAAATCTTTACAATTGGATTGTTTGTCGCCCCGGTTGGAGAGGAAACGAAAAAAGATGGAGATGCTCCAATCGGTGTTCCTGTAGGGAATGCCAAAGCGTATGTGCCAGAAGCGCTCCTGGACCCAGTTACTTGCGTTGTCGTAAGTCCGACATTGCTGTATACGGAGTTAATTACCGGAGCGCTTGTGCTCGTCTGAGTTACATCTAAGCTTATGTAATTAAATGGAGACTCATTTATTTTAGAATCATTTACGATTTGGTTAATTATCCTTTGTGTAATAAAACTTACCGGTGAACTGCTAGGTTGATTTAATTGAACCAAAGTCTTGTATTCAGGGGAAAGCAGTACCTGACTCAAATAAGTCGTATTGACCAACACCTCTCCTCTTGACGATCCCCAAAGGGCTTTGTTGCACGAGTCGGGAGTCCCAATAGACACAAACTCACCCAATCCTTGGGATTGTTCTCCGGACTTGAATGATGCCAATGTTTGATTTGCAATCATCGTGTCACCATTGGTGAATACAACGGCAGTCTTTGTAGACTGCGTAGTGTACATGTACACGATTTGAGAAGCATTGATTGCACAAGGGGAGTTTGGGGCCCCGGCCTCAGTTACAAAATCAAAGAAGATAAGTTTTGCACTCATTAGACTATGGGAATAATGGTTGAAAGAGGAGTTGTGGTAGCCAAAACTAAACTATCTGGGGTGTCAAGGTAAATTTCGCTGACCACGCCTGTAACTCCTGCGTCAATAAAACGACGGTCGTCTGCAATAACCCCTGCGGATTTCAGCTTTGAGAAAGCAAAGATGCAGCCAGATGTTCCGGTTGCAAATGCGTTGTTCAGGATCCTGTTACCGCTAAAGAAGAATACAGGGAATCCTGCCGACATCGTTTTTACGCTGTTGGCCCCTAAGCTTGTCGATAAATTGTAAATCTGAGTTGGAGTCCTGTTGATAGCAAACTCAAAGCACTTGTTCTTGAAAACGTATTGAACATTGGAAGAACCGGCTGCCGTTAGGTAAGCCACGGCGATATGCTCCATGTTGATGATAAAAGCACCCGTAGCCGTAGAAACACCCGTCACAGGAGCATCGTACTTACCAATGCCGCTGACGGTGCTTGTAACCTGGGCGAGTGTACCCGATGCGCTCGTTAGAGTTCCATAAGACCCCGTGGTGATGGTAGCTACCCGATTGGCACCAATCTGCGCATCGTAGAACTCTACGTACCGATTGGCACCAGAGCCAGCGTAAGCCCACTTAAAGTCGTCAGAGGAAATAGCCGTTTCACGAAGAGCGTTCCCCGTGAGAGCGGTTCCATTGTTGTTAATTACCTCGGTAAAGCGAATTGCACTTGCCATAATTTTGTTAGTTCTGCATCATTAACAATATGGCTTTGGCTATCGTTCACTCCTCGTCGTCCCCAAAGACGTCGTCAAAGCCATGGTCAATCTCAATGACCGCACCAATAGACGTCAGCAACTTATCGCAGTAGTCCTCGTCCTCCCAATC